TACGCTGATATGCCAAGAGAAGATAAACATTTTGATCGAGATTTAATTCAAAAAAGACTTATAGAGTTTGAGGGAATGGTGCTTCACTCTTACTTATGTCCAGCCGGCTTTACTACTTTAGGAGTGGGACGTAACATTGATACTAATGGGGTGGGTATCACAGAAGAAGAAGCGCTATTCCTTCTTCGAAACGATATTGAGAAAGTTATTAATACTCTTGATAAAAAATGGGAGATATGGCGATCTTTTCCATTAGATGCGCAATACGTATGTATTGATTTGGTATTTAATATGGGAATAAATACATTTATGAGTTTTCGCAAAACTAGAGCTTACATGGAGCTAGGTGAATGGGAATGCGCAGCAGAAGAATTGCTTGATTCTAAATATGCTAAACAGGTAGGAAGGAGAGCATTGTTTAATGCGGACCAACTAACCAAATGCCAAAAAAATCACACGAACAAGAAAACACAGCAAAAAGATTAGGCCAACTAGGCGAATCCATTGTACAATCATTTCTTTTAGAACACGCCTTATTCTGTTATAAAACCTGCGAAGGTCACCCTGCTGATCTCATTGTTGAATTTGGCAATAATTCATTGTACAAAGTACAAGTCAAGGCTAGGAATAGAAGTGAACAACAAAATAAGTATACATTTGCCTGTGAGAGTCACAGGAGCAAAGCTGACTCACATAAAGAATATCATTGTGATATTATTGCTTTTGTTTTTTTACCTAGCAAAAGAATCATTTTCAGAGCCAATTCGTCCAATCAGAACTATTACGTCTTCTATGACAAGCACCTTACAGAAAGTATTGAACTTCAAAGTTTAGATGAAGCCCTTAAAGCTTTAAGTAGTTATCCTAGAAGAATTCCTTTATTAGATGAGGCTGATAAGTAAGGAGGGTTACTTAATTCCAGGGAGAAGAATATAAGTGGGTATCAGCCTCACATCTATTTTACCCTTTATATACAAACATTTATATATCTAAAACTGTTTACTTCTATATAAAAACATGGTCTAATAGAACAGTATTAATTATATTTTTATTTTGAGGAGGAAAAAAATATGAATAAAACTATTAATAAGTTAGCTATTAAATTATTAGACTCAAACAAAGAGATGGTTCATTGGGATAGTTGCTACTCAGACACTGGTGCTTTTGGTCATGGAACAGTATCTCACTGGCTTGTTTTGAAATCTGAATATGAGTGGGCGGGAACAAATACTTCATGTTTACACGACCAATTAAAAGGTGTTTGCCAATCAATAAAGAATGACAAAATATATAAGCTCAACAGTTGTGCAGGTTTGGCTGTTGTGGGCGATTATATTTTAGACAAAGAAGGCAATCCCAAAAACTTTAATCCATTTACTAATGGAACATATAAAAAAATAAATAGAAGGAAGGTAGCATAATGAGTATGTATTACATTTACACTTATGTCCCACAAATGGGAAGACATGGCGAGCTTATGAAAACAGCTCGCTATCGTACACGTGCTGAAGCTGTAGCTAGAGTTGAGAGAGATTATGAACGTAATATGACCTCTCATATTAGAGAATATCCAATAGGTGAAACTGCACCTAATAAGTTATCAAGTTAGTTATGACTGAATATACTCAAATGGTAGCATTACAAAGTCTTAAACGTAAGATTGAAAAGTGGTCAAAGGTCATAAAACAACATTATGCTGAAACACGTTATGGTGATGGTTATTATGAATGTACTTACAATGATGATTCAAGAGAAGTACATTATAACGATGGATCAGTTAAGAAAACTGAATCGCCGCATACTTTTGAGGAATTAGTAAGAATGTATGAACAAGATCATGGTGAAGAATGGTAGGTAAAAAAACTCCATACGATATTGCTACATGTAGTACGCTTTGTGTTATTGCTGGTGTTTCACATTGGCAAACTCAAAATGAACTATTAGATCAAGCAATAAAAGCACACAATGGTGAACAGCCAGAACAATGGGAGCAAACAATTACCCAAAGAATGGGTGATGTACTTGAGCCTGAGCTTATAAAAGAAGCAGGTAGAATGCTTGGATTAAAATCTGTTGAAGTAGATATAGAAGAACCTATAAAACACGATGATTTACCTATCTGGGGCTCGTTAGATGGCCTTGGTTATGCTGAAAATTTAAGCTTTACACATAAATCACATAATTGGTTATTGTTGCCTGAACAAGAAGATATAACTTTGGATGGATGGGGAGTTATTGAATGTAAATGCACTAGAGATTATGGTAGAGATGAAATTGAAGATGAAAGAGGTGTATTACAAGCCAAAGCTTTAATGGAGTGCGGTAATTATAATTGGGCTGCAGTTATTGTTTTATGGCAAAGTACTGACTTTCGTATTTATTTATATGAACGCAAACAAGAGTTTAATAATCGATTAGCAAAATGGGTCTTAGACTTTGATAGAAGAGTTAAAGAGAAAGATTATTATCCACCTGTTACAAGCGCAGATGCTAACATAGTTTATCCTGTTGGAGAAGATGGTATTGTTGAGTTAAAGAAAGATTTATTAAAACATGTAGTTCGCATACAAAACAACAAAGAAGAGATCAAAAGGTTGACTGAAGAGATAGATGAATCAGAGACTTTAATTAAAGATCAGATGAAAAGTAAGGAAAATGCTGTAATAGATAGTTTTAGTATAAAATGGCCAACAATTAAATATAAAGCTCAACCTGAGAAAATTGTGCCTGCTAAAGATGCAAAAATATCAAGGGGCAAGTCATTAAGAATTAAGGAGAATAAATGACTAGTGAACAACTAAAAGCTGTCTGGATAAAAAAAGATGTGCATGATTTGTTAAAAAAGCATGCTAACAAACATGGCCACAAAATGATATGGGTTATTGAAAAACTTATCAAGGACAATTGTGGTAAACAGCAGGACTAAAGGCGCTAATTTTGAACGTGATGTTTGTAAGAAACTAACTGAGTTTTTTGAATCAATTAATCACCCATTAGAGTTTAAAAGAAATCTTGATCAATATCAGAAAAAAGATCAAGCCGATATAGAATTTTCTAAGTTTGCAGTAGAGTGTAAATGCTATGCTGCTACAAAAGACGGATGGTATAAATCAGATTGGTGGAAACAAGTTTGCAGAGCTGCTCAAATTAATGAATTAACTCCTCTTTTGGTCTATAAGTTTAATAATAGACCAATAAGAGTAGCTCTGCCCCTTTATATGATAAATCCAAGTTTAGATAAAACTGATTTTGATAAGATATGCGTTGTTGATTGGGATCACTTTTGTGACATTTTGCATACATATATGCTACAAAATGATTTAATATGAATAATTATGTCAATCATAGAACAATTAGAGATACCAGACAATTTTGCAGATTTTTGCGCAATAGAATATATTGAGGATTTGGAATATAGATTTCAAAACAAGAAAGAATTATTAAGTTTCCAAGATTATGTGTCTACTTATAGATATATACTTTTAGAAAAATGGGAGAACATTAAGTCTCCTACTATCCATTAACAATTTTTACAAGGAGGTAATTATGGATATTTTAGGCCTAAATCAGGGCAATGATGAAATGGGTGATGGTATTTTTATTAAGCATTCAGCAACAACGAAAGGTTGGATGATTGGTTCAGATACTATTGAGGTTAAGGACTTTTTAGTAGATACAACAACTATTAAAACAGGCTGGGGTATGTATGATGGTCAATATCATTACGTTTGGGATGAAAAGCCAGGTGTAGTATGTGAAAAACCATCAGCTGATCATAGAAGAGCTTTTAGTGTTTGGATCTATATACCTAATCAAGGCGCGAAAGTATGGCGTAGGACATCTTACGGTGAAGGCGAAGGCTTTAATGCATTATGTACTACTTTCTGGAATGATATGAAGAACAATCCAGGTAAATGTCCACATTTACAATATACTGGATCAGTTGACAAAAAGTTTAAAATAGGTGGTACATCTATTCCTGAATTTGCTTTTGTTAAATGGGCTGATAGACCAGCTGATTTTGTAGTACAAAATATTGATACTAGAGATGCAAATCCTGGTGTTGATATAGAAGCTAGAGTTGATGCAGCTTTAGGTCTAACACCAAAATCTGAAGACGACTTACCGTTTTAATCATGAGAGAGCTAGACTTTATAAGTTTAGCTCCTCAGATAGGCAAATATTTCCTAGGTGAACCATCTAAAGTTTCTAGCAAAGAAATAAGATGGGGCACCCATGGAAGTTGGTGTTTAAATACAGAAGAGGGGTTATTCTACAGTTTCGAACAAAATGACGGTGGAGGAGTTATTTGGCTTATTGAGTATTTCGGTAGTAATATCGATGATGTCATAAATCAATTCGCCCCTATACAAGAGCCTGTGCAGCAAAAAGAAAAATCATATACGTCATTTACACAAGATCAAATGAGATCACTTGCATCTGAAGCTGAAATCATTTGCAAATATTCTAATACATTTGTTGTTATGCGGTTTCCTGAAGGTCACAGGATTAAAGCCAAATATGCGCCTTTTACATTTAAAGATGGTCAATGGTATAACAAAAGGCCTGAAGGCAAAATGCCTATATATTTATCAAAAGGAGATATTAGTGAACCAATCATTATCAACGAAGGCGAAAAAGCAGTTAAAGGATCAGAAGCTCTTTATGATGGGACAAGTTGCTGTTGGCATGGCGGTACTAATGGCTGGGCTAATTGCGATTGGAGTCCTATATTTAATAAAGAAATCGTTATTTGGCCTGACAATGATGAGGCAGGTGCAAAAGCAGCAAAAGAATTAAGCGAACATTTAGCGGAAAACGGCTCAAAAGTCAAAATTGCGGTTATTCCTAAGCATTTTAATGCAAAAGATGACCTATTTGATGCTAATACGCGCCAGGACTTCACCAAACAAACGTTTTTAGAATATGTGAATAAGTATACTCGCGACACTAAGAAATCATCACTGACGTTGATTCGTGTGCGCGATTTAGTAGAAAACATAAAAAAACCAGAATGGGTCATAGAAAATGTCTGTGAACGAGATTCTGTTATAGATATATATGGCGCACCTAAAAGCGGCAAGTCTTTTGTTGCTGTAGATATGGCATTGAATATTACTTTAGGCAGAGAATGGCATAGTCATACAACTACAAAGTCTCCTGTTGTGTATCTTGCAGGAGAAGGTTTAAGAGGTATAGCAAGACGTGTTAAAGCATGGGAACATTACTATGAACAAGATACAAAAAACGCAGATTTATTTATATCAGATAGAGGAGTTAGATTTTTAGACAAAACAGATCACGAACTATTAATAGAGCACATTTATGCAATACAAGATGAGATAGGTGATATTGGAATGATATTTGTAGATACTTTAGCTCGTAATTTTGGTGCAGGAAATGAAAATAGCACCGAAGATATGAATCTATTTATTGAAAGAGTTGATGATTTAAAAAATACATTTCATACTTGTGTAGCGCTTGTGCATCATACAGGTCATAATTCATCAGGTAGAGCTCGCGGTTCATCAGTACTTCCTGCTGCTGTTGATGCTGAATATGCAGTTAAACGCAAAGATGATAATGAAGATGATATGTGCCTAGAATTTAGCCAAACGCTAGTCAAAGATGGTAAAAATATAAAGCCTATATACTTTAAATTTCAAGAAGTGGCATTGCCTGGTCAAGATGACATGACAAGTGGCGTTTTAGTTGAAATTGATCGTACAGATATAGTCATTGATGATAGTAATGCTTTAAAAGAAGTAGAAGAAAAGATAGCAGAAATACAAGAATCTATAGCAAATGGTACAGATTCTGATCCTGTTACAGTTTGGGTCAAACATAGCGATATTGTTAGAGCAATGCCTCATATTAAAGAAAATGCTATAAAAGGCAGATTAAAACGCCTAAGAGAAGAAAAGAAAGTGCATTGGGAAGCTAAAACTGGTTATCAATCAAAAAAATATGATGAAATCATTTAGGTTATATTTAGGTTATATGAGGTTATATTTAGGTTATATAAAATGACGAAGTATACATGTAAATTAGGTTATATTTTAGGTTACATACATATACCTTTAGGTATATGTAACCTATATAACCAAATTGACAACTTGAAATGTATTAAAATATAACTTAGGATATAACCATGTTAAGTAAAGAAGAACAAATTAAAAGACTTGAAGCTAAATATAAAGAGTTAACACCTTTAGATGAAGCTCATCAATCGTATCATAGGAAAATTAGTCATATTGATAGAAATTGGAATAAAACAAGATTATTATCACTTGTATCTGTAGAATTAAGACAAAGGTTTTTTAGAGCAGAAGAAAAGTTTGAAGATGAGTTATATAGAGTTAGCGATAAAGACAAGATTAAGTTATACGAAATGATGATAAGAGCTTATGATGCTTTAGAAAATGAAGCAAAAGCATATAAATTTCATCAATTAGCACCAAAAGTTTGGGTCGTTAAGCATCCAACAGAAGATATTAAATGCATTGTATGTGAAAATGAACAAGACTTACCTTATGTAGTGGCTAATTATGGTAACGAAAAAAACTCTATGTTTTTTTGTATCAAAGAGTTATTGTTAACTATGGACAAAGATGCTTATGATATTAAATTAAAATTTGTTGATTTTGACGCAACTATAAAAGACTTTAAGAAATTATGAAATTAAGAATAGATACTAATATAAAAGAATTTAAGAAAAATATGAAGCGCACTGAAAGGCACGAACTTCCTTACATAGCTTATAACACGATTAACGAAACGGCAAAAGAAATAATTAAAAAAGAAAAAAAGGCTATGCACATTTATTTAGATAAACCAACAAAACAAGTTGTAAATAGTGTATTTATGAAAAAGTTTGCTAACAGAAGAGACTTTACAGCTATCATGAGTTTTAGAGATTGGGCCGTTAGTTTTATGTCATTGCAAATATTTGGTGGAGTTAGACGAGAAAGAACTCTCGTGCCAACAAGTCATACAAACTTAAACGTACACGGCAACATACCTGGAAGAAGAACTGGTGTTGCTAAAGGTAAAAGGTTCTTAGATACTATTAATAATATTGAAGGCGTCTGGGTACATAAAGGCAGTGGTAAAAATAAGAAATTAAACTTATATGCCAAGATGAAAGAGTTTACTAAATATGATGTTATTTTCCCTTGGTTTAGAGTAGCAGAAATAAATACTAAAAGAGTACTAAAAAGAAAATTTGTAGAAGTTAGTAAAAAGGTTTTAGGTAAATAACTTATGTTACAAATTCTTAACTTTAAAGATAGATTAGAGATAGGTTATAAAGCCGAGAAAAAGGTTTTATCTATATTGCAAAACAAATACCCTTTATCTACAAGAATAGTGGGTCAATTTGCAGACTATGACATCTGGATTCCAGAGTTACATAAAAGTGTTGAAGTCAAATATGATAGAAGATGCAAAGATACAGGCAATGTATGTATTAAAGAGTTAGATCTATTAAGAACTAAAGCAGATTATTGGTGCATTTATACTGATGATATTTATATATGGATTACTCCTGACAATATAAACAAATGCATTAGTGACAACAACTATATTACTAGTAATATATACAACAAAAAAGTATATCTCATAACTGTCAATGATATACTTAAATATAAGGAGGCGCTATGACAGATAATATAGAAGAGTTATTAGAACAAAGAGCAAAGGATTATGGTGATCCTGAAGCATTTATGCAGCAACTATCAGGAGTATGGTCATCTATGCTAGGTGTAAATATCACTCCTAATCAATGTGTTTCTATGATGATTGCATTCAAAGCTATTAGATCATGCAACAATCCTAACCATTTAGATAGCTTTAAGGATGCTGCAGGCTACAGTACAATAGGAGAGAAGATCATTGTTAAGTAAAATAGGCCCATTTCGCGGTTCCTTACCTCACCGTTACGCGGCGGTCATTCACG